GTTAATGCTGTCCTCGCCAAAGATGTACAGGAAGTTGTTGGCTGACAGTAACTGGATGATGTTGCTGTGGAGTGTGGTATCGGTCAGAGTAACAGCGCCAGCAGACACACTTGTAAAGTCGCTGTAGCTACCAGCAGCAGAGTAATACACAGTCCTTCCTTGAGCCACCCAGTTGCGCCCTGAGAAGGTCTGGATACCGGACACTTGCTCGGTGGTAATGACTGCGTTGGCTGTTGCATTCGAACCTCCACCGCCTGTGATAGTTACGCTGATGTTGCTGTTGTTGCTGTAGCCCGTGCCAGGGTTGGTCATGATCACACGGCTAATCTGACCACCTGCGACAATCGCTGTACCGGCTGCATTCGCACCACCGCCACCTGAGATCGTCACCACAATGTTGGCAGCATTCGTATAACCTGTGCCGCCGTTCGTCACGTTGACCGCTACCGTACCTTTTCTAAAGGTCACTAGGCTAGCAATGGCTGTAGCGTTCGTACCGCCACCGCCGTTGATGGTAATGGTCGGAGGCGCTGTGTAACCTGATCCTGCGTCGGTTAGCGTGATAGCCGAAACCGCATTAGCAGTAACCGTCGCTTGAGCCGTCGCCTGGATGCCGCCAGTTTGATTCGGAGCCGAGATAACCACGGCTGGAGTGCTGGTGTATCCACTTCCACCATTGGTAATAGCTATTGATCCAACAGAACCAATAGACACAAGGTTAGTACCATCCCACGCAAAGACACCGTTGTTCGGATCACCGATTAAAACGATGTTGTCTTTCCACTGCGTCAGACGGATGCCGCTGTTTGAGAACGTGCCTGTAACAGCAACATTCGCCTTCACATTCGTTTCTACGTTGACGGATTCTGCTCTGCCATCTTCTTGAAACCCGACCACATAGTCTAGGTTGTTCAGGTTAGAAGACAAGATGGTGGTGACAGTGTTGCCAAACGTGACAGCCGTGTTGGTGAAGGTAGGAATAATTTTGAGGTTGGCGTAACCAATCGGCATGGCATTCTCTAGCCATGCAAACTCTTCCTTATCAATCGCCGTGCGGTTAGCCTTGGTGTTTACACCCTTAAAGTTCTTGACTACTGCATAGCTTTTCTTTTGCTCTGTCGCAGCCATAGTTAATAAGGATTGCTATAAGGGTCAGGCAAACGCCGAGTAAATGTCGTGTTGAGAACAGAACGAACCTTGCTGACGTATTGCTGGTAGAAAATCTCTGATTCGCCATAAGACTGTTCTTTGAACTTCGCCGTATACGCTGCGTAGTAAGCCACGGGTGTTGTGTAAGGATCAACGATTGAATCTGTCGTTGCGCCATTCACTAGCGGCGCTGGCAGAATCGTTGTATCCAATTCCATGACATACGTTTGGTCAGGAACTGGAGAAATGTAAATCTGGCTTTGACCGAACACCGAGAATGCCGCTGGTCTTCCGATGTAATTCTGCCAATACCGCAACTGAGCATTAAATTGCGTCCACGGCAGGTAGGACAGCGGGTAGCGGCTGTTCCCCCAAAACACGTTGATGTTCAGGATGTCGAGCGTTTGTGATGATTGTGGCAATGTCGCAAAAGGAATCACCTCTGCGTTGCCGACGTACTGGATCATTGCCGTGCCGTTCGCAAAAGGCGTAGACGGCGGGAAGACAGTTGTTGATCCAGGGTATTGCGGAGATTGATCACCTGTTACACCAGCCGTTGTCACGACATAAATGTAGACGTTCGAGAAGATCAGATCATTGAGATTGACTGCGGTGTTAGCAGTCCATGCAACAGGTGTACCCGTATATCCGACGGGGGCTATAGGGGTCTGAGAAACTTGTAGAGTTCGTAAACAGCCGGTATCTCTGGCAACACGCTCCCGCGCTCCGTTGATGTAATCAGTCAGTTCGGAGTCAGAATAGAAGTTCCCGTTAGCATCATGCAGCAGCCTACGGACTTCCGTAATGTAGCCATTAAGCGTTGCCATTTAAGACCCATAGTTAAGCGGCTTGCACGACTTTTCGCTCCCCTCGCCCTTTCGGAACGAGAGGAGTTACTGAGCCATCGCCAGGGGATAAAAAGCGATCCTGTTTCGGCTTGTCTTGGGTAATGACAAACTTTTCCAACTTCTTCAAGGCATCCTCAATGTCGTTGGTCGAGTTGCACAACCCAATCCTTACCATAGCCGGAAGTTTATCTTCCTGCTCATAACCAAATAAGTGACGCGCAACGGCAACGTCTACCTCGACCGCTTCGTTCACAGGGAACTTGTAGGTCTGGAAGGCATATTCGTCGATCAGAGGTTTTTCACTCCGATTGGTCACATAAACAGTTGTCATAGAGTTACGATGTCACCGTATACAGTAATGTCGCAAGTGCCGCCGCTAACTGCCGTGTTCACCTTTACATACAGCGAACCGGCAGAGTACACCGTGGTAGCAGCAGCCGTCGCAAGAGGAATATCTTGCCAAGTGCTAGTGCTAGTCACAGAGGACAGAACAGTCACATTGCTAACTGCGTTTGAAGCATTCCCATCATTGCTGGTGAGAATAACGACGTTTGCAGTAGCAATGCTCTTGTTTGCGTTAGCGACAGTAATCCTGCGAACAATGTAAGAAGTGCCACCCGCCACAGGAATCTGAGCAACAGCATTACCTGTTGAACCCACATCCACTGTTACCGCTTGAGCAACACCAAAGTTGCCAAAGCTGTCAGGGTAGAGCGAACCTACATGGTTAGCATTCATGTCGCCCCCTTAAGTGTTGTAAGTGCCAGTTACACCTTCGCCACCGTCAACGGTGAAGAGGGTGATAGTTGGCGCACCTGCCAACACATTCGCACGGACGTTAGTACCGTCAGCGATAAACAGACCACCCGTATTGTTAGCAACGACAACGCTCCAAGAAGCATTGCTGATGTTACCAGTCGTATTGGTGTTCAGTTCGATAGTGACGTTTGCAGTCGGTGCAATGTAGTAAGTACCGGCTGGCAGGACTACTGTAGCGTTACCAGCAGCCTGTGCCTGAAAGTAAGCCGACGCAGCGTTAGTGGCTGCACCAGCGACCAGGATTTTATTTAGACCAAGTGCCATGACGAGTTCTCCTTACAATGTGAGAGAGTTGTAGCCCGTCACCTTAGTCATCGACTTCGGCTTGGTACTGACCAATTCAGCAATCGTCAGCACTGCGCCGACGTAACCGATCTGCCAGTTCGGAAGAGTCGATTCAAAGCCCGTGAACACGAACGAACCCTGCTCATGGATATAGAGCGACAGGTAGTTGCTGTTCAGGAGGTACAGAGTACCTTCAGGGCAATATGGATCAGGATAGATCGGCACACCAGCGACCATCAGCGCACGGAATGCAGCCTGTGGGCCATTCGCGTCACCATCAAAGCCGTTACCTGGGGTGATCATGTACTGCTCTTGACCCACGAAATCTTGAGCCAACAGCGTCCAAGTACCGAAACCGCAAACGCCGAACGATGGCACTTCTGCGCCATTCTTCACAGTACCAGAGATGTACTGGAGGACGTTCTGACGGGTTGGGTTAACCGAACCGGCTGCATACGCCTTCGAACGCCACCAAGCGTAGGTCGAACGGTCAATGTTGCCGTACACGCCGGAGTCAGAAACTGCGGCTGGCAGACCGATGAACTGCTGGTTGTTGGTGGTATTGGTGTACAGCGCAGTTGCCATAGCATCCATCATCACGTTAGTCGCGTCATTCATACGCGCTTCGATCAGAGGAATGATGGCTGCGTCTTGCTGAACTGCACCTTCCATACCGAGGAACGGTACTGGGGCGATCATCAGCTTCAGGTTAAAGTCAGCATTGTAAGCACCCTGCTGAACGGACGGCCGGTTGAAGGAACCAGAGTAGTCCGACCACTGAGCGTTCACAAACTGCGAACCTTGGACAGGAACGGTTACGGACGAAACACCACCGGAAGCCTGTTGCGAGTTAGCAATCAGAGCCGCCATCAGCGGTGTCGAGTTATAGAGTTGTACGACCAGCTTCGGAATAAACGCACGCCGAGTGACATAAGTCAGTTCAGTAAACTGCGTACTACCCGTTGCCGGAAGAATACCGCCACCAATAGGCATAGTTTATCTCCGAGTCAAAGAATCCCCTGTTTTACAAACCAATGGGCTTTGGATTTTTCCGTAGCTCATTGAGTGCTTTTGCTGCTTCATCCCGCGCACCAGCAATAGGGTTCCTCCAGTACTTAGACAGGTCGAACTTGTTGATGGCAGACGGGTTGTATCCGGTTGGAGTCGGAGCCGCAGATTGCTGCATCCAACGCCAGTATTCGGCTGCTGCTTCGTGGTTGGTGATCCCTTTTTCCAGCATCACTTTCTCCACTTCTTCAATATCTTCATCCCTGTCAATCAAACCCTTCGACTTGAGTTTGTTGCGACGGCTGTTTAGTTCATCCATCGCTTCCTTTTCCCGCAGTCTGGCTTCGAGTTGTGCCACACGATCATTGGCGCTATCTACTGCCGAGCGTGTGTAGTCTTCGATTTCCAGTTCTGGAATAGGAAGGTCAGGCTTGATTCTCTTGGTGAGTCGCAACATATCCTTGCGGGTTGTTGGATTCTCAGCAAGTTGCCGTGCAAGCAAAGCCAGTTCATCACGGGCTTCAGGTGTCAGGTCTTCGAGTGACATAGGTATCCCCTTACTTTAATTAGATGACGCGCTTACCGTCACCAGGCTTTTGAACTTGCATCTTGTTCTTGCCGCCGGTGGCAGAAGCGTTTTTCAGACCACCAAACTCCGAGTAACGTGGAGTATTGATCATCTGACCATTTTGCTGGTTGTTGTCGGTTGGGCGACGAGGCGACGATGCACCTCTTGGCTTGAATAAGTCCATGTGTTGCTCCTTACATAGGTTGAGGGGTTGCGCCTGGCATCTGCATACCAGGTATTGCTGGCGCTGCTGCCAAAGCCTTACCTTCCGGCGTTGCGCCACCCGCCTGTGGAAGTGTCTGAAGCATCTGCAAAATTTCAGATTGCTTGAGTTCGTTGGTCGATTCGCGCTTGCCGCCGATCACACCACTGAGTGTTTTCAAGGCAGACAGCACTTTTTGACCTTCTGGCGAATCACCGCCCAAAGCCGGTAACGACTGTTCGATCAGGTCGATTGCTAGGCCGAGGTTCACTAGCGCACCTTCGCGGTTGCCCATCTTGGGTTCCGGCGTAGACATGGGCGAGGCCATCGGAGGCGTTTGGTCGGTTGCAGAGGCTTCCGAATCTAATGGAGGTGCTTGTTCGGGCGCACGTTGCGCTCTCATCATCTCCATTAACTTGTCTGGTGGTACGCTCATAATTACCCCAATAGATTTTGGCGATAGCAATAATGTTTTTGATAGCTTTTGTCAAGTGGGGGCGTATATTTAACTTCCCCGCCCCCTGGGAGTAATCCTCAAGGGATTACTTGCGTGCCTTACGGCCTTTGCGCGATTTGCGTGCCATGGTGTTCTCCATTAAGCAGCGGCCAACTTAGAAAGGGAAGTCAGCCATACCCTATCCCTTGCGGGGAATTAACGACGGGTCTTGCGACCGCGCTTCATTTTCTTGTACATGGTCTTCTCCAAGTAAATTATCCCCTTACCGTTCTGCCGTAAGTCCGTGTACTAGGGCTACGGTCAAAATTCTTAATGCCTTGCACCCGATATTGCAAATCTGGACTGCGTGGCGAGTCTTTCATAGGCTGTGTCGTGCCAGCACGGGGTTGATCAGCCTTGGGAGAGATATTCTGTCCAGCCATCATTCACCTACCGCTTTCAGATCAGGTTTACCTTCCGGTTTTTGCTGTTGGGGCGGCTGTTGGGCTTGTTTTGCCTCATTCCGCTTCAACTTTTCCTTCAGCAACTGCTTCATCGGGGGTTCAAGCAAATCTATCAGAGATTCCTTGTCGATAGCGCCAGCCTTAAACATATTAAACGCTAATTGCCGCAGGTCTTCTGTGAAGATTGGGCTATTCGAGTGGGCATCGACCTTCACTACATAGTTCTTGGTGAACTGTTCTGCAATGAATTTAGTACCCTCTGCGTCCGACAAACGGGTGTTATCGTAGGCTTGCAGCAGTTTCAGGTAGAGCGTGGCGACCTTTTCCAGACTATCTTCAACGATAAGCGCCCGTTTTTTGGCGCGTGAGGAGCCGAGTCGGGCGAGTTGGCTGGCGTGTCCTTGGCTTCTGACCCCAGTTTCGCCTCTTCCTGAGAGGACGCTTGTAATACCTGACGCTTCCGCGAACATCTGATCCACTTCACGGATCACCTCAAACAGATCACCAGGCATTTGCGGGGCGAGTTTCTCGACTTTGGCATTCGGCATATCCGTTGCCAGCAAGCCACCCGCACGGTTTAGAGCAAAGTTCTTCTCATCCAAAATGCCGGTAAAGCCGATCAGCGCCGTTGGCGGGGCTACCTGCTTAGATAACAAGTCCAGAATCTCTTCCATCCGCTTGTTGCGGAGGCTTTGCAGGAACACCAGCCGCTGTACTTCGCTCTGACCCCAATAATAATCGTACATAGGGTTCGGGCAAATCTGGACAAACGGCAGTTCGCCTTTTAGGAAGACTTGCTCACCAGGCCGGTCATAGATGATGACATCCGGTTCGGCAATGGTAACTACCTGATAGTCGAGTGTGTCATCGTTCCAGACCCACAACTCCGTCATCTCAATGGTTTCTTCCGACACCTTCGCCTTGTAGCGGTTCATGCCGGACAGGTCTAGGTTGACCGTACCCACCATGGTCGGGTTGGATTGAGAGAGGATGATGCGGTCAATGCCGTCAGGTATTTCAATCTGCTGCGGCTTGTAGCTGGAGGTGACGCGCTTGACGATCTGATCCCGTTTCGGATGCGAGTACAGACGGGCGTAGAGTTCCGACTTCGTAATGTAGTACCGCTGCGCCATTGCTTCTTGGCGATCCGTGTACGGTGTGTCTTCCCGCAGAACGCCGACAGAGGCAGGTTCCACCATGTACGGGTGAATGCCGTTGTTCACGATCAGCTTGACGTAGGTGGTTCCGAACGCCAGCGCCCAAGTCAGGGCGGTTGAGAACACTTGGTCGCAGTTCGAGTTCAGCCACTCATCGTTAAGAAGATTGGTGAGTGTAGGAATCTTGCGGTGTTCTTGTGGGCTAACTTCAGCGCCGATGTTGATGGTAAAGCGCGTCGTTTCTGCGGAATACAGGAACGAGGTCAGTTGGTCTAAATGCGGGAAGATTTTGTTGAAAAGCGCCGGTGGTTCTTCCGGCGGCGATCCAAACAAGTAGTAAGAACGCAGGGTAGCGTAGTCGGCCTTGCGTTCTTCTACGGACACGAAACACTTGTCTATCAGGTCAAGATAGAACTGCTCTCTGTGCAACGGGTCACTTGGTATCCGCATTTTTACTTATTTGCAGGTTCTCATGGTCGGCTATATAACTCGCTGTGCGTGGTGCTGTCAAGTTGCCAAGGTCTTTTGGGTTCACACCCACAGGTTCACCGTTAATAGAACGATAACCATTGCCCTTCACTAAGCTGTCCACATTCCAGCGTCCACCGGCATTTCCCCACAGGGCAGCGTCACCTGGGCGTTGCTCTTTAGGTTCTGGCTTGTTGTTGCGGGTTAGATAACCCGTCTGGCTCTCTCCCTCGCGTACAGACTTGATGTCCGTCATGTTGAAGTCGATTGCCAGTTGGTTAATGGTTTTGTCGTTGTGCTTGGTCTTGTCCGACTTTAGACCGACTGGCTGCAAGTGGACAATCGCCACCTCCTCCTCACACGCCTTCATCGGACACTGTGCCTCGAACGACTCAAAGTAGCCGTGTGTCGGGCAGTGATAATCACGCAATATTCCCATAATCAAATCCCCTTTAGTTTGTCATCAAGTGAATAACCAGAATAATCAAGACGATTCTTGATCCCCAAATCCAGTTTAATTTCGCCATTTTTGACGGTCAGACCATACCCTCTCACCATCCGTAGTTTCGGAACCTTACGCCACTCTATCCACTTCTTGCCATATCTTTCCATAACGGCAATCTCTCCATTACGCCAAGCGTCATAACCCTTAGACACTCTGCGCTGGATATGTTCTGTCAGCGGATATTTCTCATGATCAAAGACGTTGTACAGAGTTGTTTTGTCTACTCCACACAGTTCAGCAAACAACTCCAGCGGGATGCCCCGATTCTTGTCAGCCATAAACGCTTTGATCATGCGGATCAATTCCTTTTTAGGAATCACATCAATCACTGCGCCCCTCCGTAAATACCAATCCGTTTCAGGTAGTCACTGACATTTCTGCCAACCGCCACCTGCTCCGGTGTCATCTCATCTGTCTTGCGCGAATTATCGCGGGTCAACTTCTGTGCGATCAATCTCGGCTGCACCTGTTCTGCATATGCAGCGGTAGCCAGGGCTGCTGCCATCACTCGGTCATCCTTGTTGCGACCTGTGGCCTCAATGCTGGAACCATCCCGCACAATGGTCTTCATCTCTTCAATCAGGTCGGTTGAATAGATTGCCATCATGTTTCGCTCGAAATAGTCTTTCATGTACGACAGCATTCGCTCTTTGGTCTGTGATGTAGTAATCCAGCCAATCGAATTCGACATCCCGCCTAGCGTATCGTTACGCCGCCAGATGTAGTTACTCATGCTACCTAAGACGTTCATCAGGTCATATCCTGCTTGACCAGCAAGCGCAGACGCTTGGCGTTTAAGGTTACGCAGTTCGTTGATCACGGCCTGACCAGGGCCATTGACTTCCAAGTTAAGGGTTGAGTTCTTGTATGCGCCAGCAAGGTGGGCGATTACCCACGCGAACTGATAGGTGTTCATTTCGGGAGTAGCAAACTCCGCAACCTGCTCCATACCGTCAGCGTAGCAACGGAACACTTGTATGCAGAAACGATCAGCCCAATCAGAACTGCCATAAGCAGGGTCTGCACCAATAACGTAATAAGCCGTATCAACTGGTTCCTCCCATATCTTCAAGGTTGCCAAACGCTCGGTACTCTTCAACACTTCCGTGTCCAGGAAGTTCGCGCCCATGCTGTAGCGGTAATACTCGCAGCCAATCTTCTTGGCGATCTTCATCATGTCCGTACAACGGGCGTTCGAGAAGAAACTTGTACCCGTCATGATGAACGCATAGTCTTCAGTGGGCGGGAACTCCTGGTACATCAACGCATCATCTTTGATGCCCTCATGTAACTTCCAACGCCACCATGCCATCTGTCGGCTGTTTATCTCTACGTCGTAGAGTTTCTTAATATCGCGTGTCCATTCTTTTTCTTCTGGCGTTAGCTTGCCATCCCAATAGACCTTATAGATTTGGGAGTTAGCATCGATAGAGTAGAACTGGTTACGCCACCAGCCACAGAAGATAGCGCGTTGTGTACGCGCCTTCTTAGCAGTGACATACATATCGTGGAACATATTAAAGCCCCGCGCTGTGGACTCGAAAATGTACAGACGATTCGGATTCGTTTCAGCGAGTGAGGCTAGCAGGGAGGCTAGACCTTCCTCATCGCCCCAGGACGAAGTTTCGGTTCCGTGGAGAAAGGTAATGGCTTTACCGCGACCAAGGCTACCTTTTGCCCGTAACCCTGCGACTTGATAAAAGAGGCGGCTTCTGTTCTTGAGTTGAAGCTGATTCCGGTTGTGGGCAATGAGAGGTATTCGCCACTCTTTTGGAAGACCTTCCATGTACATGGCAAGGGTTGACCGAAACATATCTCGGTTTTCTTCAGTATCTGTTGTAAGTGTGCCTTGAAGTCCATTGTGTATAAAGTGCCAGTAAAGGTCTAACGCCAAAGAGATTGTGGTGATACCTAGCTGCCGTCCTTTTAGGATGACAAAGAAATGAACGTCTTCTGCCAGACCCTGTGCAATCTCATCCATCACATAGGTTTGTGTGCCTAGCAGCACATCCATCTTTTTCAAGCCTTGCTCTTTTGTTTCAATCTTTAACTGTGAGCAAAACTTGTAGAACTGCGCGAGATTAAATTTCATGCCTTGTGTACGGTGTACCCGTGGTGATCAGTAAACAAATCGTAAATCGTTTGTTCACCAGGAATGTTATCCATTTGTTCTTGTGTCAACTTCCAGATCACGACATCGTTTTCTAACAACTGTCTAAATCTGCTGTGGTGTCCGAACACCTTCCGCAAGTCCATCCCTTCATGAAACAGACTTAAGTGTTCAAACGCAAAATACCGTGCCACATCATCAGGGCAGAACTTTATGCCACAGGTTTCCAGATACTCGCGCATAAAGCAGCAAATCTGAATGTCCTCGTTGTAGAGCGTAGGCTCCGGCACGGTTGTTTTCGTGATGCCAAAAAAGGAAGGGGCTTCCAGCATCTCACGGCTGCGTAGCGAGAAACCACCGTTCTGCACCACCTTAGGATTCTCTCTGCCGATCCAGTTATAGCCCGTGTGGTATTCCCCGTTAGGCAGCAAGGCTGCGTGTGTAGGCGCACCCACATAATCGTAGTTCAGCCAGTCATCATTCCAAGCATCACCTGAGAACGCCCACCCGTCGTGCTGCACGATCAGCGCGTAGGGGGTGCGGATATAGTTATGCAAGCAGTACAGCACAAAGTCGCTGTAACCCTCATACGACATAGGCGCACAGGGCTTTTGATCCCAATCCGTGCTTATGGCCTCATTCGTAATCAACAAAGGCTTGGAACCAGGTAAGGCATCTAACGTCTTCTGAACCGCTGGTATGGCAGCGCGTATACGGTTATTCCCGTAGATCGCCACCACCGTGATGTCTTCATATCTTTTTAACACGACGTTCCTTATCAAAACCTTCTAAGTTCCAGTCTGCGATCCGCAGCCGCGCTTCAGGGTTCCTCGCCACGCGCAACAACTCCCGCGCAACCTCTGGCTTGTAATCCTCTTTCCACCTAGCTACCAGGGCTTGTCTTTCTTTCGGTGTGACCGCCCGTATCGCTCTCTGCATCTCATTCTTTAACACCGTGCGCGACAGCAATAACTCCCGCTGATACCTCTCTTCAGGCGTAGGCGTTGCCATCCACCACCTTCTTCATGCGCGATAACTCCGACAAACACTCAGCCAACAGGTTGGCAGACCTGGACTGCTGGCGACGTAACTCCATAATCAACTCAGCCTGATTCATACGGCGTACCGCCTCCCAGTAATCATCCTGCGCCATGTCCACATAGTCTTCCCGTAACTCAATCACGTTCATAACGTCCTCCATACCCGTATCCCATCCCCCTCTTTCCGCGCCACAAACTTCCACCCCAGGCGCTTACCCGCCCGCCAGTTGGCGTTCAACACCACTTGCATACTCACATTTGCAATCAAGAAACTATCTCCTACCGCCATCTCTTCATGCGGATACTTCCTGTCCACCCGCGCCATCGGCAGAGCAACACCCTTCTCTACCCTAATCCCCATAATCACTCCTGTCTGCATATCCTCACCTCCCACCATAATCATACTAATACGAAAAAAAGCCCCCGACAAGGGGGCTAAGGCTCTTCTCACCACGAGGAGAAGCCAGCGAAGAAACCACAGCATAACAAAAACATGAAAAAACTTTTGGGGGGAGCTTGTTGGGGGGCGCGCCATCCCACCCCCACCTCGACCATCGAAGTAGCCAAACAAGCAACTGTCAGACTGATAACGTCAACCAATCCCAAATTACCCGATCCTGGTAGCTTCAGACTATCCTGGCATCGATATTGATAGATTTTATGGCGACAGACTGTCCCGATAGAAAAGTAGCAACACGAGAGCGCGTGTTGTTAGA